GAATGTATATGTAGCAAAAATAAATGGATTAAGAAAATATAAAAAGATAATAAAACATAATATTATAAGAAAAAAAAGTAATAAGATAAATAAAATTGTGACAATTAGTGATGAAAAAAAGTAACCGTATGATACGACTTTTATTTGTGATAATTTCATTTCATATAGTACTGGTACACGTATGTTTGATGTTCAAACACATGTTGACGAGATGAAAGATTTTACAGAAATTATTAAGCCAGAATTAGAAAAGATGTTTATTGATTATACAGACACTTCTAAAGTAGATGTTAAAGTAGATGTTAAAAATAATCCTTATCATACAGAATATAATTTTAATTCTAATATTATTCCAAAAAATACATTTACTAATTTATCAAGCTTTCTATTATTTCGAATAAGTAATACATCAACCGATACAAATCCTAAACAGATGCATCATAATGCATACAAGATATCCTGAACACGATGAGGAATAAAAAATTTAATAAAAATTGATTTTTTTTATATTTCAAATTTATTATACTTAACATTAATTAAACAATAAAATATCATATATATGGATACATTATTTGATGACTCTAATAATAAATTCTATCCGGAAAATCAAGAAGGACATATAGAATATAAATGGCGTCTAGATACTAAAAATAATCTGGGACATAAAAAATTATTAACACAATTGATGTGGCGTATTAATGAAGGATATGAAATGTATGGAGAAAAAAAAGCAGGATATCTATTAGGCGTTTATGATAATGGCAATCTTGGTAAACTTACAGTTGATGAATTAGTAAAATCTATTAATGTATTAAAAGATATCACCCAAAAAGCAGATCTTATTCTTAAAGAAGAGATAATAAAAAATATAAATGATTCATATGTATATTATTGCGAGATAATAAAAAATGAAAATAAACTAACATATAAAGAAAAACATCTAGTGATTATAGGTGAATCACAAACTGGTAAGACAACTTTAATATCTCAATTATGTTATAATAGTAATCATAAGAAATTTATTTTAAAACATGAACATGAAAAAAATATAGGTATTACAACTGATATCAAGAAAGAGATTATTGGAATACGAAATAATAATATAATTAATTATTGTGATTATTCACAATGGAATGATATTGCTGAAAATTCAGATGTTATTATTAATATTTATGATATACCAGTATTGAATAATAAAACTATAATTACATATTTATTAAGTATAAATCCTGATTATATTATTATATGTTTAAAAGATGAAAAAAATAATATTACTTTTTATGAAAGTTTTTGTCTTTTCTATAAGATACCATTTATAAAGATAAATATGATTGATATTATAAATTATAATAAAGATTTTTTCAATAATATTCTATTAAATATTTCAAACTATTCTGATAAAAATATAATAAAACAAACTAATATAAAGATATTCAATGTGATTGATTATTACGATATACCTGAAAAAGGTTTAATAGTATCTGGTATTGTACACAGTGATAAAATAAATGAAAAAGATATATTATATTTACATTCGAATAATGATACATCAGAAATAAAAATAGAATCAATATATAAAAAAACAATACAATCTGAATATATAGAACAGAATGAGAGTGGTAGTATAAATATTACATTTATAAATAAACCACTAAAAATTACGAAACATGCATATATTACAAATCATAAAAATCTAAATAGTACGAATCAATATGAATTTATATCTAATAAAGAAATAAAAAATGGAGAGTATGTTGCAATAGTATTTAATGGTAATACATATAATAATATTAATATTCAGATAGAAAATAATATTATTATATTTGATAAAAATATAGATATACTTGATAATAAAATAATATTATCTATAAATAATAATTTATTATTGAATGACATGTATCTTATCTTATTTAATAATATATTCAATTAATTTATTCTATTATTTCTTAGTATTTCTTAGTATTTCTTAGTATTTTTATTTATCAAATAGATAATAAATAAAAATTAATATGCATATATTTTCTTTTTTTTATTGACAATTTGCCAATCAGAATTATTTTGATTGATACTTGATTTACAAATAGATTGTATTTCATTATTAATTAAATGAAAATTATTATATAATTTTGTCATTGATTCAATTAAATTTTTTATAGTATTATGTTTAATATCATATATATTTGGATAATTATTTAATTTTGTAATATGAGGTAATTTAACATTTATTTTTACAGTAGATGGAGATATTACTTCTATATTTTTATATATATATTTCGATTCTAGATATCTTTCTAAAAAGTTTATCGGTATATAATAATTAATTTTATCATTATTTAATTTATGTAATGTGTTAATAAATATATTTGTATTACATTCACAAACAATATATATTTCAAATAATTTATCTCTATTATTTCCACCATTACATCTAATTCCTTGACAATAGTCATTTCCCATTATAATTGAAAAATCACAAAAAATTTCTTTAGTAATTATTATTTTTTTAATATTATATTTGATGCATATATTATCGGCTTTTTCTTGTAAAAAAGAAAGTATATCTTTAATATCAATCATCATTATTGTATTGTTTTTTAAATCTAAATCACGTAACATAATATTACCACCATATAGTAAAATATCACTGTCTTCTGAAAAAGTTCCAGATGTATAATTTTGATAATAATGTGATAATGCTACACATTGTGGATCTGCTTCACTAACAGATGTGACATGTGGTAAACCTAAAGCATCTAAAAAGTCTTTACATTCCTTAATCATATCGGATGTAAATATAAAACTTCGTTTAAAATTTTTAATATATTCTTCATCTGTCTCTTCAATATTATTTTCTTTTAATTCGATACATTTTTCGATAGCAGTTTCAGTAATATTTTTTCTTTTTTCAATTGTCTCTTCTTTTAATTCAGGAGCTTTCCCATCAAAAACACAAATAGGCAAAATATTGATATTTATAAAACTTTCTACTAATCTTTTAATTGCATAAATATGTGATACACTTTTTCCATTTTTTGTTTTAATATCAGTTCCTTTACGACGGATACCAATAACATTTTTATGTATATATAATGCAGCATCAACAAATATTATATGTTTATCTAAAGTCTTTAAAGAAACTTTTTTGAATAAATGACCAAAGAATGAATAAAATCCAGTAATCCCCATTGATTAATATATAATATCCTATTATTATTATAACTTTTATATATTATTTTTATTTTCAATTTTTTTTTTCAAAAAAAAAATTATTGAGTTAGCTTTAGCAATGGAAACAATTTTTTTTCAAAAAAAAATTATTGAGTTAGCTTTAGCAATGGAAACAATTTTTTTTCAAAAAAAAATTATTGAGTTAGCTTTAGCAATGGAAACAATTTTTTTTTTAAATTAATTAAGAAATATATTAATTAAATTATGTATATCTGATGATATATTTATATAATCTATATCTGATACTTTTATATCAGATTTTTTTTTTATTTTTTCATCATAATCATTTTTTAGTTTTAATATATATTTAATTTCTTCCAGCATTTTTTTAATATATGTGCGTATATCAATATTAATTTTATCATTAATTTTATCATTAATTTTATCATTAATTTTATCATTCATATGATTTATTTTATTTATATAATAATCCAAACTGATATTCAAATCATTGTAAATGTTTATTAAATTATTATTAACATCATTATTAATATCAGTTAAATCAATTTTGGAAACATCTGTATTATATTTTTCATATATTTGTTTTAATATTTTTAATTTATTTTCTAATATATCTCCTTTATTAATATTTGGATTTTTTAATACGTCTCTAATACTATTAATAATTGATAAAGTATTTCGTGTAAAATCTAATATATTATTATTAAATTTTAATAATGCAAATGAATCAGAATTTAAAAATCGTCTATTATCTGTATTTGTGCTGATTGTTAATACTGGAAATATATCTTTATATTTTTTTTTATCTGCAATCAAACGTGCAATTGGACCATTAACTCTATTTCCAAATTCTTTTGAAGATTCATTATAATATAATATATCTGCAATATTAGAATTATTCGGATCATTAATTCGACTAAATTCTCCATTTTTATTAAATAATACAGAATTATTATATGAATCTTGGTGTCCCCTAATTATAAAATCTATATTATTATGATTTAAAAAATTTAAAGTTCCATTATATGAATAGGTTACTATATTTGCTCCTCGTACAGAATCAGCATAATTATTAATTGTATTACTTCCAAAATCAGACCATCTGATGTCGGTACTATCATTATGTGAATCAATTAAATTAAAAGTTAAATTTAAATTCATATTTTTATTAATATATGCTTTTGGAAAGCCACCGTGACAACACCAAAATCTTTTATTTATATCAGTATTATTAATTATTACAGCGGATGGTAATATACACAATAAAAAATTAAAATTATTTATAAATTCATTAAATTTTTGTTCATTATTAAATTTATTATATATTTCATTTGCTGTAATATGTAAATCTTTATCATGTAATGGCATATAATTTTGATGATATTGGTCATAATTTTCATGATTACCTCTATTATATATAATTTTTGGATTTTGTGGATCTGTATTATTATTATTTATTAATTTAAATATTATATTTAATATATCTAATGCATACATACCTCTATCAAGTATATCACCTAAAAATATAATGATATAATCATCATTTATTTTAAATGTTTCTAAATCTATAACATTATATCTGTGTAATCTACATAGAATTCTAAAAAAAGTATGAAAACTTCCATGCAAATCACCTAATAATATGATTTTTTTATTATTGTTTACGTATAAATTTTGTATAATTGCTGTTTCATTTTGAAAACTCTGAATTTTTTTGTTGTCTAATTTGCTATTATTTAATTTGCTATTATTTAATTCATTTAGTATTTTTATTTTATCAAAATTACTTTTATTAATATTGTTCATTTGGATATTAATTGATTTATTAATATTATCAATAATAATATTTATTGATTCATCATCTAATTGTTCAGTATTTGTATCTTTAGCTAAAAATAATTTATAATTTCCATATATATTATTTATATCATAAATTAATTTATGTTTTAACATTCCACCTATGTTATATATTGGATCACATGTAGTTTTATTGGTATCATTATCTGTATTGTGTTGTAATCCATCAACAGATATTCTTTTACATTCAGTATCTGGAGAATCATCAATATCATTAAATTTATATAATTCTTTATATTTAGGCGATCCTAAATGTATGTCTTGTGGTTCATATTTATGTATTTGATATTCATATAATTCGATTATTGGGATTATATCCATATATAATATAATTAATAATATTATTATAAAAATTAATGAATGTGTAATAAGGAAAGTTATTATAACAACAAAAATAATAAATATATACATTACATTAAATACTTTTTGTATTTTAATTTATAATTTATATTTTATTATAATATTTTATTATAATTATTTATGTACAATAAAAACGCAAATATATGTTTTTTGGCTTTGTAGCATTGTTTATTACAAAATCATAAAGAATATATTAAAGAATATATTAAACAATATGATTTGAATTGTGGAATATTTCCAGAACCACTATTATAATCATTTATTATTTATTATGCGACGAATATAATAAATCATGTTTATCTTGTATTCCATCGTACGAGATATTAATTTTAAAATATTTAAAAAAAAGAATAAAATATGATGTATTTTCAAGATATTATAGAAAAGCAAACATAGTATATATATCTAATAATAATGGATTTTATATCGTATTTGGATTAAAATTACATAAAATATAATTTAGTAATTTACATTTTTTTTGTAATTTTAAATATTTTTTTTTTGTAATTCCAAATATTTTGTTTTATATTTTAAATATTTATTTTTATATATATCATGAGCAGTATATAACATATCTTCTGGTGTTAATTTTTCTAATGAATCTAAAATATTATTAATAAGTAAAATATTTACATCTAATTGAATAAATTTTTCAAGAGAATCATAACCAGTATTAATGCAAGCATTTACTATTTTTTTTATTAATAATATTATTTTATCATCAGTCGTATTAGCATGTTTAAATAGAGTATTAAACAATAATTCATTATTAAATAATGATTTATCTGGTAAATATTTTGTAAATACTCTAATAAATTCTGATTTAACAGTAATTATGTCAGATACTGATTTTTTATTATCTATATATCTAATAAATTGTCTTAATATATTATCAGTTCTTCTATAAAAATAGTTAAAATCTGATATAAATTGATTATATGACGGCTGTCCGTTTAGATTAGTATTAAATATTTGAACAATTATATTTAATAAACCAGATAAATACATATAAGTTGGGTTAAATTTATCGTGTTGTTCATATATATAAAATACAGGATATGTTCCAACAGTATACGTAATAGATTCAGATATTTTTAAATCTTCTACTTGTGCCAAGGTTAATATAGTATTCGTATCATAATCTAATATTATAAAATTATATTCATCTTCATTAATTTTATCTGCCCCTATATTTGGATATTTCATATCTCGATATGTATAACCCAAATCTCTTATTTTTTCTAAAAATTGAAACATCTTTTTTGGATAATTTAATTTTCCTTTTATTGTAAAATTATCAATTTCTTTATCATTTAAATATGTTCTAGTAATTGTATAATATCCAATATAATCTCTATTCAATGTAATATCTCCATACATAAATAAATCAATAATATTTTCAGGAAATTTATTCTTATGGTCCATCCACATATTTACAAATTTTGTTTGTTTATCATTGTATGTGTCTTTATTTCCAATTTCTATATCTGGTTTAATAGGCGGTTTAATATGTGTTGTAATATTTGCTTCATTCAAATTCTCATAAATTCTTAAAATTAAACTTTGTTTATATTTATCTGGAATTAAATATTTATTTGCTACATTTTGTGATTCTAATTCTATTTTATATACAGCCGTTAATCCTCCCATGCCTAAATATCTAGATTTTTTTGGTGTTTCTGATACATTTGTGTCACTAAATTTAAAAATATATTCATCTGCCATGCTTCGTATTTTATATGTTTTTATATTTAGATTATTTAAATTTATCATATCAATTACATCCGTTGGATAACTACCACCCACAATAACTGCAGGTGTTGATATATTCAGATTTTTTCTAGGTACTATTAAATTCATATATTATATATTATAGTATTGTTTAATATTTATTATGTTACTTTTTTTAATTTATTAATGATATTAAAGATAAATAAAATTTATTTTTTTATATATTTTATATATTTTTTATACAAAATATAGATCTTAAAAAATTTG